GAATGACTACACCTTTTTCTTCTTCACGGGTTGCACCCCCAGTGAATTTGAAGCGGATGCGATCACCACCAGTGTCACGGTCTTTCCAAACATCCGTCTCAGCTTTTGCCCAGTCACCGTAGGTAACTTTGGACTTGAGCCACATCGGGATGTCCTGAATGTTGCCAGTCTTACGGCTAGCTAACCCAGTGGTAACCATCAGCTTAACGCCAAAGAAGGATTCCAAAACACCAGTGTCGAAAGGCTTGCCACCAGCGAACGAACGGAAGTCCGAACTTGTGATGACCGACTCTTTCCAGAGGTTGAGAAGCGACTTTGGAGAAGCAGCAAGGCAAAGCATGTCAGCACCCTCAAGCACTGAATCTTGACCCCATGCATCATTGTCCATGAAAATGCGTACTGCTTCCATGATTTTTGCCGAGGTTAGACCAGTGTTTGAACCAGTGAAGTTTACAGCTACCGTTTGGCTTGCACCAAGGGAAACCGTGGTCATAGCTTCCTCCGCGCCGTTACCAACAGTGGCAGTGTCAAGCATACCTGCAAACATGATTTCTTCCATTTTGCGCTCACCCGCTTGCATTAAACGCATTGCGGCTTGCGGCATAGGAACACCAATTTTGTCAAGTTTCCAACCGTCATCTTCGTCAAACTTCACTTTCTTATTGAAAGAACGTGGAAAGAGGAAGCGTCGAGCAGAATCAAGCTCAACGGCAGGGGAGTTTTCGTGACGTGCAGTTTTTTCCTCAAGATTGAGGATACCAATTTGTTCAATAGTTGCATAACGTCCAGCGCAATCAGGCTTGAAGGTTACATAATTTTTGATGACGTTGTGTTTTTTGGAAAGCAGAGCTTTCCACTGTTCACCGTATGAGATACGGGCATGTTCATGTGGAGACATATTATTTGTGATAAGTTGGAGTTAAGATAAACGATTTGTTAGATAATTTTCTTTTTCCGATTTGTCTTGTCACCCATGGTGGGTTCTCACAAGTGAGATTATCCACATGAACCAAAAAGATTCGTTAGAGAAAAATTTATTTAGTGTGCAGAACACACCGAACGGGGGAATAAAATCAGCTATCTAGCTAGATGTCAACAAAAATAATTAACCCCCACCAAAAATTATTTCGGTGGGGGTATTATCCGTGCTGTTGGAAAACCCAGACAAACAACAGCAAGAGTGTTTAGTTACTGCGCTGACTCTAAAATGAGACGGTTGTATTGGTCTTGCGCGGCTTTATGATTTGCATGGGAGTTATCATAAAATGCAGCATTGTGGGGATTCTGAGGGTTGTTCAGAATGTCCTGTGCCTGACTGAGTTTGCTTTCCGCAGATGCCCCTGCTGCCCCCAAACCGATAGCTTTCATAGTTGAGGGTTCAATCTTCTGATGAAGTTTAGCTAGGGAAGTGACCAAGTTGACGTTCTGAATTAAGTCTTCAGCCGAAAGGTTCAAACCCAACATGTCATGCGCGGCTTTTGCATTAGCTATGGTAGTATCATAGTTTTGCGCGCCAACGATCTGTGAGATTTTTCCCTTAGCTTCCTCAACTGCTGCAAAGCGCATATCAGCAAATGTCTTTACTTCATTTGCCGCTTGCTCAATTTGAAAAGCAATGAACTTGTTAGTGATCTCTGGTGAGATTTTATTCTCTAACGCATACTTAGCTACTTGAGCAACAAGGTTATCAGGGACAACAACACCTTCTGGTAGGGCATCTGGTAGTTTGATTGCTGCTTTGTATGCTGCTTCATCCGCTGGTAGTGTGGCAACCCCCGCTTCTTGTAGCTTTTTAGCTAGGTCAGCACGTTCTTGGTTGAGACGTGTAATAGTAGCAGTTCCCTCCTTCACCGACTTGAAGACATCAGGGAGGTTTGTGAAGTTCAGACCCTTAGCATGTTCGCCCAAGTGGTCTTGATACCCTTGAGCAAAAGTCAAATCTGCGTTCACATACTGAGAGAAAGGAATTTCATTTCCCCCCGCCGCTGGTGCTGGTGCTGCCGCGCCCCCTGCTGGGGGTGTTACCGCTGGTGCTGGTGCTGCCGCGCCCCCTGCTGGGGGTTCAACAATAGCTTGATTAAATAACATCTGGTTTCGTTTCATATACTATAATTGTAGTAGTTTGTTGTTGGTTAGTTTAGCTCAAGTCAACACCACGATTTTTGTAGCGTTTGACAAAGATTTCTTTGGGCATATTTTGTCTTGCCCATTCGATAAAAGCAGGGGTCAGGTCACCCAAGTTGGGGTCTTGCAGTGGTGCTTTAGAGAGATCAATTTTATCAGAGAACCGTTCGGGTTCTTTCTCCCGTGACGGAGTTTTGTTTTGTTTGGCGATAGTGTCACGCAATGTAGCAATCTCCATTTGGAGGGATTTAATTAAGTTCTTTAGCTGGGCTACTGACAACTCTGGTGGGGGCGCATCATCAGTCTTCTCAACTGGGGGCGCATCATCAGTCTTCTCAACTGGGGGCGCATCATCAGTCTTATCCTCTGGCACATTGTCTAAATTTTTAACCACGCGAGTCACATGGTTTTGATATTTTTTGTAGTCATCCTTTACCCAAGTGAGACTTTCCTCCACTGGGTCATAGGTAGCTACATGATCTTCACCACGGGAAATTTCAAACTTCCCACCGACATTTTTTGCTGCGTAATTACTCATATTATTCTCTGGATTAAAAAATTGTTAGATAGCTAAAAGCCAATCAATGATTTCTTTTTGTGCATCTCGACGTGCTGCCATTATACAGCAGTTCGCATGGGGAAAGTTAGCTAATTCCTCTACACGGAAAGATGGTTTGTTGTAGTCCCAAGTCTCCTTGAGAACCTCAACTGCATCATGGCGAATCTCTACAACGGTTGTGGTTGTTGAGACATTGCTTGCTCTGTCATCTTGCTTTGAATAGCTGGGCTAAACTTTGCTGCGGTTTCTGCCATCTGGGTAGCTTGTTGTTGCTGCATCGCTTGTTGCTGCGCTTCAATCCGTTTGGTTATGATCTCAGCTACATCTTGCTCCGAACGCATGAATGGTGCTTTGAATCCAAATGCGCGGCACAACTCTCTGGCATGAACCGCAAGATCAAATTCATCAAGGATGTCAGGGTTGTATTGTGCAATCTTCTCAAGGCGGGTGAGGAACATATCACTGTTCTCCACTGCTTTGCGCTGTAGCACACGGGAAAGATTTGTTTGGAAAGTAACTTCTGGGTCAGGGATGTCCCACCCGTCCGAAGATGCTTTAGCTAGCTGGGGCGGAATGGGGGGAAATACCCCTGCGCGGAGACAGATACCAAAAAGCCTACGTGCCAAAATGGGTTTCATGTCAGATTCAAACCGTGCGTTGACACCTACGAAAAGCATCTCTGATTGATCACGGATGGCGCGAACTTCTTCTGCCGTCATCTCCTTCTCAACCCTAGCTAGGTCTGCCCATAGCCCATGGTAAAATAATTTGCGAATCTGGGATTGTTTGTCAGCTATGCGGTCTTTACCGAGAGGGTAGTTGCCCCCTGTTAGCCACTCGCGCACACCAACCCCACCAGAACCCGACATGCCCCCTGCACGAACCAGAGTCTTCTGCCCTGCGCGCATGTCAATCTCACCCACCATACCCGCTTCTGCGATGACACGGGGGTTGATTTGAATGTCTAACAGAACGTCCAGTTGTTCTTGGAGGAAATTAACTTGTGCTGCTGCTGGCATCGCTTTGTAAGCAGGGGAAATGCCCCACTTAGAACCATCCATGCCCGATTGGAAGCGGGACACAACTGCACAAAACTCATGCTGCCCACCTTCATTGATGACGTTTCTATCCTCAACGCAGATGTAGAACTCAGCGTAGGGCATGTTAGTGTTCTCCATCTTGGTTTTGTCCCGCTCAACGCGAGGTTTTACTACGTGCCAGATGGTAAATTTTTGTGTGTGGCGTTTGGTCTGATCAGCATACGCATTGAGAACCTTAGCACCAAACGCTGCATCAGGAAACTCACGCATAAGCTGGGCAGCAGTAGCTTCAAACTTACGTCGAATTTCATCTGCTCTGCCGTCAAGGTCTTCTTCAAAAGTGTAAGTGCCAACGTGGGCATATTTGAATCGAAAAGGTGCATACTTGTTGCCTGTCTCGTATGCCATAAACATGCCCGTGCCAACTGTCGCGCGCTCAGTGTTGAGATCGGACTGCACAATCTGAAAGTTTGATTGGTTCAGTAGGTGAAGCACCCGTGCAGAACACTCTGCATACCACTCAACTACTTGTTCATCATTGGTAAAGTCATAAGTAGGTTTATAGGCTAGCCACTGCTCACCAGCGGGGGTAAGCTGGGCAGTCATCATGTTAGCTAGACCCTCTGCACTCTCAACGATGGTAGTGTCATGGATGCGGTCATAGTCCTGTGTAGGTGAACCCCCCCGTTGCCGTGTGATGTATGCATCTTTCGGGACGCACACATCTTTGATCGACTGCCACCATGAGTCCATAGCGGAACGCTCAGACTCCCCTGTTTGGCATAGTAGTAGCTCAGTTGTTACGTCGATTGGCATAGGATTGTTGATGGGGAAAAATTATTTGTTAGCTAGAGTTACCCAAGTATTTGATCACCTACGGCAAGGGTCGTGCTGGATGCACCCGAACCACGGTAGCTGGAATAGAAACTGTTTTTGCGTCTGCGCTCAAGCTCTGCTTGCTTCTTAGCTATTGCATCCACCTCAACAACTTGGGTAGATGGTGGTGTCTTTAGTGTCTTTGGTGCGGATGACATAGATTTGTTCTTTTATTTGTTGGAAATTGTGAACTTTAATGGGGTTTCTCCCGTTGCGTTGCCAAATTAGCTTGGGTAGTGGGGGTAACGCAAGCTCAAAAATTTTTTTTATGTCCCCTGCCGCGAAGATGACGTGCCATGCATCTTTTTTACGGGCAAACTGCCACAATGGTAAGTCCTTCTCCCACTCGATGTCAGCTAATGCGTTAAGGGCATCTATGTGGGTGCTTGAGTCCACTGGTCTAGCTAGCAAACAGTAGTCCACATCGCAATGGAACACCCCCCAACGGGAGCAAGCATCAATGTATGCCCATAACCATTGGCTCAACCCCCCTGCATCCATCATCATCAACATGGTGGAGAATGGTGTATCACCCTTTAACGCTTTCAACGTGCTTACTTCCTCCATTTCAACCCCCCTGCTAGTCGTGATTTAGTCGGTTCTTCATCTTCATCAGCATAGTTGCCCCCAAAGCTAGCTACTGCGCGCCCCACGGTGCGTGAGATCATCCCCCGCTGCCACCCCTCCGCGAACGTCCGTAGCGCATCGCATCCATGAGAGTAGTCATCATGCACGGGTTCTAAGCTAGTCATCATCCCCCCTGCCGTTTCCGCTTGGTGGTAGTTCTCTATGCACTCAAGCAAGCTAGGGAACTCCTTTGAACCCCGTGAGAACTTCTCAGAGATAGCTAGCCTGTCAAAATAAAGGTAGGGGAAGGTGTCGCGCACATAATTTATCCCAGCCCACACCGACGAAATCTTAGGGATGGTCTGCACGTTAGCGAACCCCATCTCGCGTAGCACATCTACCAACGTGCGCCCCGACTCCATTGACTTTCTACCCCCATCATGAGGTAAAATTATACGCACATCCTGAACCCGCTTTGCTGCCATCCACGTCTTGATGTAGTTGCCGTAGTGGGACACTGCTTCACGATGGTTGACGTAGTAGCCAACCACTCGTAACTCCTTCCCAACGGGTTGAATGAACACCAACGGCATCGCATCGTTGCGCCCAATGTCCATTGAGACAAAGACGGGCAACCCCTGTTCGATGGGTATGGTAGTAACCCTGCGTTCTGCCATCGCGCGGGACATCTCCGCTTCATAGATCACACCCTCCATGGGGCTTTTGAAACATTCCTCCAACGTCGATGGGTATTCCCCGAACCGATTGTTACCCAACGGGAACGCTTCTTCCTGATACCAACGCATCTGCGCTTCTGTGCAAATAATGTTGTGAACCCCAGCTAACTCCATGAAGTAGTCCATCACCTCCCGTCTGATCGGTGACCCTGTGGGTGAACTGTAAACTG